GCTGTTCAGTTAACAGTTAACACTCCTCTAGACACATCAACTCTTTAATTTATAATTAAAAAGGCGATGGAAGTCCAATACCCTCACCATTTATTTGGTGGGGGTTTTTTATGACGCTACAATATAGAGGAAATGTATTTTAAGGATTGTGGCTGCAACAATAACTGCCACGTTGAAGTCAGCAACAGCTAATAGCTATGTGACTTTAGCTGAAGCAGACACTTATTTTGAAACCGTCCCAGACTCAACAACTTGGGATAATAAGACTGATGATCAAAAGAAAAGAGCATTAATATCTGCTTGCAGATGGATTGATAGTCTTAATTTTTTTGGTGATCGTTGTGATGACGGACAAGCATTAAAATGGCCTAGAAATAATTACGAAGTTGATAATGTAGAACTTGCTTGTACTGCAATCCCTGCAAACATCAAATATGCACAATACGAAGTAGCTAGAGCATTAGCGAATGAAACTGACGCTATTACAGGAAATAAGGGTACTGATGGTACTTATGAACAAGTTGAATTAGGAGACATTAAAGTTAAGTACAATACCGATAGTCAGGGTGTTGGAACGGTTAATAACATTTTTGATGTTTATCCTTGGTTACAAAGTTATTTAGGTGCTTATTGCCTTGGTGGTTCTGGAAGCTTCCAAGTTAGAGTGGCAGGAAGAGGTTAATTATGGCAGGAGCATTAGACACAGCATTTAAAGCAATTGCCAAGCAAGTTGTAGCTGATTTCGGATCAGCTTTAGATACAACGATTACTTATACACGTAAGGTTGCTGGCACGTATAACACTGCCACAGGAGCTTTAGCGACAACAGATACTGCTTATTCAAATATTAAAGTACCAATTGAATTCATACAGGCAGAAGAGGATGAAGGGAGGGAAATAAGACGAGCAAAGTTATATATAACACCTGATTTAATAGGAGATAATCAACCTACGTTTGAAGATGAGATTACGTTGAGTTATGCAGGAGGAAATAAGGTTGCACAAATTATTGATATAGAGACAAAACGTGGTGGGCAAGTTTATTTACATACAGTTCAGGTGAGGTTCTAATGGCTAGGAGGGCAAGGAGAAGGAAGCCAAAACAAAGTTACGCAGAATTACAGGCAGCGTTAAGTAGAAAAGAAACGCCCGATAAGTTTATGAGCAATATTGAGAAAGATTTATATGCAGAGATTGAAGATGATTTTAATTTATTAATTCAAGCTACTATTTCTGACTTAACAAGTGATGCTGATGAAGGTGGTTATAGTCCTGTTTTAACAGGTTTCTTTGCCTCTAACTGGAAAGCAAATAAAAGACCAATTAATAGAACAGAAACTCTAAAAGGGACTGCGTGGGAGAATATAAGAAAAACGACAAGAGTAATAGGAGGGAAGAAAACAACTGTTTTATCTCCAGGGTATGAACCTATTATTGAACAACGTCATGCTGTTCCAGAATTTAAATTAAAAGATAGAGTTTATATTGGTAGTGCAGTTAAATATGCTCCATACGCTGCGATGTCTCCTAAATCAAAATTACTGAATTATATTTCAGGAGGTGGTGGTGGAACTGCTTCTTTAAATCAAAGATTAAATGAAATAATGACAGACAAGAAAGCAGATGTTCGTATTGGTGGAAATGTGTTTGGAGGAATTGAAACAGCTAGACTCAGAAGAGAATATGAGCCAGGTTTTAGACCTAGAACTGGCTATGAGAAAACTCAAGGTTCTTAAACAATGACACTTGTAAAAGCTAGAGCCGCTTTTGAAAAAGCAATTACTGATGCAGTAGCAGCTGCTGATGCTTCTGTAAAAATGATTTATGACAATATTGCTTATACAACTCCTGGTAAGACAGTTAAATACATCATTTTAGGCGTTAATTTTGGTCAAGCAACGATGCAAAACCAAGGTGCTTCCAGTGATTATTATTCAGGTTTTATTCAATGCAATGTTTATGTTCCTAAGAACAAAGGGACATCAATACTAGCTGCTATTAGTGAGTCAGTCATTGATGGTATGACCTCTGTTAATGCTTCTGACTATGTTGATACTTATAGTTGTAAACCCAAAGTAAGGGATGTTGTAGGGCCAGGAATATTTGATACTGAAAACGATTCACATTGTATGGCTGTAATAACCTGCGAATTTTCTGCAAACGCTTAGTATAGTATTAATACTAATCGAATCCTAACTTATGGTTAAGGCCATTGAACTTCTCCGCAACAAATTTGGAGTTAGTCAGTTATATCAACATGACGTTGTTAAAGATGGTGAAACTGTCTTAACTGTATATTGGAATCCATTAACAATTGCAGAAAGAGAATCAATTCAGAAAAAAGCAGGAACAAATGATGCTAATGATTTTGCATTAGCTTTAATGATCCAAAAGGCTTTAGATAAAGACAGTAAAAGGTTATTTCAAGATGGTGATAAAGCTGCTTTAAGAAGAGAAATTGAAGCTGCTGTTTTACAAGAAATACAGTTAGCAATGCTTAATTCTGGTACGGACAAGGAGGTGGAAGAAGTTCAAGCTGATTTGAAAAGCTAATAAGCTTTGGTATTTTATGTTTTCTCTAGCCAAAGAGTTAGGGATGACGGTATCTCAGTTATCAAATGATTTAACAATGGAAGAGTTGATGGGATGGTCAGCTTATTTTGCGTTAAAGAATGAAGAAGATGAAAGAGAAAAAGATAAAGTTCAAAAAGGTGCTGCTAGTCGGGTTCAAACAAGGTAAAGTAGGGTGAAGTTTATCGGGTTAGAAAGGAGTGGCTGCTGACTATACCCGAGTTATAGTTTTTAAAGTAGAAGATCAGGCAATAAAACGTGCCACTGATCGTATTACTCGTAGCTTAGAAGGTATTGAAAAAACTTTAGGACGTATTGAACAGAAAGGATTTGGAAAAATAGCGAAAGAAGCTGATATGGCGGCTAAATCAATAGATAAAGTTGTTCAAAAGGCAAATGTATTTGAAAGGGTAAGGGCGAAAGCAGGGAACAATCTTAAAAGAGGAGGTTTCTTAGGGTTAGGGATTGCAGGAGGAGGTGTTTTAGGAGGTGTTTTAGGAGGTGGAGCAGCTATTAATAGATCTGTTGCAGATTTAAACAAGATAACGAATGTAGTAGGTCTAAGTATTCCTAAAATCAATGGTTATGCTGCTGCATGGTCTGGAATCAAAGCGACTGCTATTCCTGCCATAAAGTTAATGGGTACGGCTGTAATGCATAACCCTATATTTGCTGGTGTTGCTGCTGCGGCTTTAGTTGTTTTTGGAGACAAAATATGGGAGTCAACTAATAGACTTGATCAGTTTGGAAGGAGTGTTTATCAGTTCGGGGCTGAAGCTAGATCTATAGGTTCAGGGTTGAGATCACTGACAGGTGATATAGGTGCGATGAATATGGAGCTTAAAAATACTGATGGTTTAATGAGAGTCTTGGATTCAATGCCAAGTCCTGCTGGTCGAATTTTAAATAGAAGAGGAGTTCCTAATAGGAATAGAGCTTTTGGTCTTAGGCAACAAGGGACATCAATGCAAGAACAAATAAGAATGAGGAATAGAGCTATAAACCAAAGGGCTGCTGAACATAGAGAAGCAAGAATGATTGCGGATGGCCCGTACAAGTCGGGATGGAGTCCTTCTCTTTCTAGAGCAAGTCAACAAGCAATTAGATTAGACGCTGAATTTAAGAATTTACCAACTGTAAAAGCAGTCAGACAACTTCATGCTATTGAGAAGAAGAGGCTACTTATACATCAGAGAAATCTTAGAGCAACTGAAAAATTAACAATGATGGCAGAGGCAGTAGGTATGCCTGGTAGCACAGGGTTTACGGCTGCTCAGTATGGGCCTCAACCTGCTCCTTTAAATAGGATGCAAAGGTGGGGAATTGGAAAGGGAGCTAATCAAAAAGGCATGTTTGCTTCTCCTGGTGGAATAGGAGGAAGAGGTAGAGGGGCATTACAAAGTGGAATGATTGGTGGAGGTTTCCCCTTATTGTTTGGTCAAAGCCGTGCTGCTGCTGTTGCTGGTGGAATTGGTGGTGCTTTGGGTGGTGCGTTAAGTCCTGGATTTGGATTTGCTGGTTCAATTGTTGCAACTGCTGCTGCACAAAAAATAGGAGAAATTGTTGCATTTAGAAAATCAATTAAAGAGTTAAATGCAGATATGCAAAGTATGGGCTTTAACGCTGGATTTAGTGCAAAAGAGATAACAAGTCTAGGTAAGTCATTAGGAATAACAAAAGAAGAAGCTGTTCAAGTTGCAGAAGAATTTAAACGATTTGGAAAGTCTGGAGGTTTATTTGCTAAAGCTTTTGGAGGAGATTTTGCAAAATTCTCGGCAGTAGCACAAGCTGATGAGATTAGTACAGCGATGCAAGCAATAAAAACTTTGAATAAAGATATGACCTTAGAAGAAGAACTAAGATTAACTCTTGCATTAAGAAGGAAAGGTGTTGAATCTACTATTAATGAATTAATAGAAGATACTTTAGAAAAACAAAAAAAAGCGACTATTTCAGGTCATCAAAAAGATTCTGGAACGACAAGAGTTCGTCCTGCTGTAAAACGGAGACAAGCAACCGAAATCAAAGAAATAGATGAAGGCAATATTAAAACTATTGAAGAGTTGACAAAAATCAGAGATCTTTATAGTGAGATAAGAATAGCGGCAGAAGAAAATTCTTATTCTGTTGTTAAAGCTGTTGAAGATATAAATACAGAATTAAGAAAATTAAATAGTACACAATATCAAGTTGTTGAATTATCTAAATCAATTGGTTCATCGTTTAGTGAATCATTTAAAGGAATAGTTGATGGTTCGATGACAGCGCAAGATGCGTTAAGAAATTTATTCCAAAGGACAGCAGATCATTTCTTAGATATGGCAGCACAAATTGCTGCGGCTCAGTTACAGAAAGGAATATTAAGTTTATTTAACTTTGGGCCTTCAGGAGATATTCCGATAGATGGAACTAGAGCCAGTGGCGGCCCTGTAAAAGGAGGGGGTAGTTACATTGTTGGAGAGAAAGGCCCAGAATTATTTGTTCCAGGTTCTAGCGGTAATATCGTTCCAAATCATGAAATGGGAGGAGCAAATATTGTAGTTAACGTAGATGCTTCTGGTTCGTCAGTAGAAGGTGATGCTGGTGCAGCTCAAGAATTAGGAGATATGCTGGCAGCAGCTATACAAGCTGAATTAGTTAAAGAGAAAAGACCTGGAGGTTTATTAGCGTAATGGCAAATTTTCCAAACGTCACTCCAACTTACGGAGTTCAAAAGACACACAATCCTAAGACAAGGACTATCCAATTTGCAGACGGGTACGAGCAAAGAATTTTATTTGGTTTAGCACAGCATCAAGATCCAAGAGTTTATAGAGTTACTTTTAAAGTATCTGAAGCAGATGCAGATACAATTGAGGCATTTTTAATAGCGAGAGCAAACGATTCTGCAAGTTTTACTTGGACACCTCCAGGGGAAAGTTCTTCAAGTAAATATGTTTGTCCTAGCTGGAATAAAAGTATTCCATACTTAAATAGAGCAACAATTAGTGCAACATTTAGGGAGGTATTTGAACCCTAATGTCAGCAGTAGCAGCATGGGCAGCCAGTACATCTTTTAGTGTTGGTGATGTAAGACGAGCCACCACTGTCCAAGATACTGGCTTTGTTTTTAAAGTTACGACAGCAGGGACAAGTGGTTCGTCTGAACCTGTTTGGCCTCGTAAATTAGAAAGTACTGTTGTAGATGGTGGTGTTACTTGGACTGCAATTAGTAGCGTTTATCAAGAGCTACAGAAGCTAAATCCATCAGCAATTATTGAACTATTTGACTTGAAACTAAAAGAAGGAATACACTATGCAACGGGTAATCCTGATAGCGTTACAACCACGCAAAGATTTCATGCAGGAACAAGCTTAAATTCAAATGGGGAGGTTGTTTGGCAAGGAAATTCTTATACTCGTTTACCTATAGAGGCATCAGGCTTTTCTTACCAATCAGGTCAAGTTCCAAGACCAGGATTAACAATTAGTAATGGATTATCTGCTATGACAGCAATACTACAAACGGCAAATGAAACAACGCCTGGGAATGATTTAGCAGGAGCAGAATTGATTAGGATAAGGACATTGGCACGATATTTAGATGCCGCTAATTTTTCAGGAGGTAGTAATCCTTTAGGGACACCAGATCCTTATGCTGAGTTTCCTAGAGAGACATGGATAGTGGATAGGAAAGCAACTGAATCAAGAGAAGTAGTCTCCTTTGAATTAAGTGCTTCTCTGGATTTACAAGGAGTTCGTGGGCCAAAAAGACAATGTTTACGATCTGAATTTCCTGGTGTTGGGACGTTCTTCGCATGAAGTGGAAAGAAGCTGCGTTACTTCACGCAAAGGAGGCAGATCCCAAAGAGTCTGTTGGTTTAGTTGTATTAATAAAGGGGAAAGAGCATTACAAGCGTTGCAGCAATATTGCTGACGAGCCAACAACAACTTTTTTATTAGATCCTGATGACTATGCAAAATGGTCAGATAAAGGAACGATTATGTCTATTGTTCATTCTCATCCTGTTACTTATCCAACGCCAAGTAAAGCAGATTTAATTAGTTGTGAGGCAAGTAAATTGCCTTGGCATATTGTTAATCCAAATACTGAAACATGGGGAGAATGTGAACCCAATGGATACAAAGCACCTTTATTGGGAAGACCTTGGTGTTGGGGTGTTTCTGATTGTTGGACTTTAGTAAGAGATTGGTATAAAGAGGAATTAAGTATTGTTTTAAAAGATTGGGAACGACCTAGAACACCTACTGATTTTCTAAGAAATCCATTATTTGAATCTTTATCAGCCGAAACAGGTTTTAGAGAATTAAGACCAGAAGAAGGATTTGAAAAGGGAGATGTTCTACTTATGTCTATGATGCACCCAGGATTAAACCATGTCGGAGTCTACATTCCTCAACAAAAAGTGTTGCATCACTGTACTGGGAGACTAAGTACAGAAGACTTATTAGACGAATGGCTCCTAAAATGTACTGGTAAGAGGTATCGTTATGCTCCGCAAAGTTAAACTCTATGGCCCGTTAGCTGACTTCGTGGTGGAACGTGGCGGTCAAGAAACGATGGAAGCTGATATAAGTACACCTGCTGAAGCAATTAGATTTTTGGTTGCTAATTGGCCTGATCTGCAAGGTCACATGGCAGAGCAATATTATAAAATAAGCACTGGAAATTTCGAGGTAGAGCAGGAGGAGTTACATTATCCAGCAAGTAATGAAGTTAAAATTGTTCCTGTAATCGGAGGAGCAGGAGGTAATACAGGACGAATTATTTTAGGAGCAGCATTAATAGCAGCCGCTATTGCAATGCCAGCAAGTGCCGCAGCAACATCAGGTGCTTTTGCAGGATTTGGTTCGACAGCAGGAGCAGGTTGGGTTACAAAAGCTTTGGTTCAAGTAGGAGCATCTTTAGTCCTTGGTGGAATAGCAGGGATGCTTACACCTGTTCCTAAAAAACCAGAATACGAACAAGATCCAAAATTGTCTTATTCATTTGGAGGGGTGCAGAACACAACAAGAGCAGGAACTCCTGTACCAATAATTTATGGAGAAATCTTTACTGGATCGGTCATAATTAGTGCAGCAATTGACACTGAGCAGGTTGTGGCATGACTAAACAAATAAGAGGGTCTGGTGGCGCACCTAAACGTCCTCCTGCCCCCGTTAGAGAACCCGATACTCTTGACTCAAGGCAATTTGCAACGATCCAAGATCTAGTCTCTGAGGGCGAAATA